GCCGTACATTGGGTTGAAGCCCGCCATGCTCCCAAGCTGCGCTCCACTCATAGCACCGCCTAAACCACTAGCCAGCGGGTTACGGAACACCGGCTGACTTGTCTGGCTTCCCGTCGTGCCACCGCCGACAAGCGCAAGGTAATTGTTAAGCTTTTCAGCATCTACATTTTGATCGAAGTTGAACCGGTTTACACTATCTTGTAGTTCTGCCTGCGCCTGTTGCTCACGCGCACCACCAACCTGTGCAAGCTGTTGCAGATCAAGATTCTGCATTGACGGGGCTTGCCTGATTGCTGCCTGCTGTGCCTGCAACGCAGCCGGTGCCAACGCCGACGCCAATGCCTGCTGATTAGCGCCAGAACCGTATCGTCCAGCCTTGGCAAACTGACTTTGCACCGTGTCTATGACAGGCTTGAAAGCTGCCATTGCTAACGGGTTTGTACCCATCAAGTTTTGCTGCACGACGCCCTGCGTCTGCGCTGTCATACTGTTTGGGTCAAGCGCACGGTCACGCACACCCGTCAATGCCATCTCACTCTCCGGCGAGAAACCCACGACTGTGCTGCCGGGAAAGTACCCCGGCATATCCGACATATACTGATCTTTGGCTTCAGCTAGACCAAACTCAAAGAACGGCTTTGCATATGCAGGCGGTTCGACCTGTGTATTGATTGTATTAGCGCCGCCGCCGCCACCACCTTTACCCATAGTATTTTACTCCTACTGTTGCGGCTTCCTCGTAGCCTTGAAGGGCGCGCACCCATCCACGTCGCCCGACTATTTCAGAAGACGTACAACCCCACGTTTTTGACCATTCGATTGCAGCTACTTCTAAATCACGCAGCGTTTCAAGATCGCCGCCTGCCAACCAGAACCGCAGTGTGCGGCGTTGCGGATAGTCGATAATCTCTGTGACTAGCGCCGCATTACTTTCCGGCCAAAACTGTGCATCGCCTGCAAGCACGACGCGCATTACATCCTCTAGCGTGTGAGAGTGTTGTGCATATTCCAGCGCATCATCTATGTACTCGCCGCACCGTTCCCACTCAGCCGATAATGACGTATCCGAAAGTTCTATCGGTCTGTGAGTTGTTGGCATGTGTGACTGTGAATGACTGCTTGGCGCGGGTGCTAACATGAATGGTCCCGTTTCCTGTCTCTGTCGCAGCATTGGCCGTCTGTGGCATCAGCAGGATTATGCTGTCCTTGCCTGCACGAAAGTCAGTCACGGCTGTCGTAGCCGCGCTGGCAGTGCAAGTGAACGAGCCAGTGCTGTTAAGTTTGCCGTCGAGTACGTTGTTGACGACTTGGCTAATCTGACGCGGGTTTGTTGCTTCCGGCGGCAATGGCTGAAAGTTAGCGTCTGCCAAGTGCCTGACCCTCTATCTCAACGCCCTGCGCGAAATCCCAATTTCCTGTGATGTTCATACGCACACGGTGGAAACGACCCTGTGAGCGATGTTGGCAAAAGCCTTCATCCGTCAAAGATGCGGCAGTGTCGAAAACAACATCGTCATCCTGCCTGTCACGACTGCCGACTTGCATGGTCACACTGCCATCACGGAAATACGGCACTGTTCGCGTCACAAGAGTGTGTCGGCCAACCGTTACAGGAAACTCAGCAGTCTCAATCGTGCCAGCAAGGGTGCTGCCCGTGAAACCATGTATTTTCTTATCAACGCTGCCACCGAAGAAGAACGTGCCGCCTTTGTAAAGAGCACTATCAAGTGGTGCTGGCAGGCTGTCCAAGTCTGCGGCCAGGTTGTCCAATGCTTCCATTGTGTAAGCTGGTGTGAACAATGGTGCTATCAGTTCGGCACGCACCTCAAGAAGTGACCATTTTTGGATGGCGTAGTTATAGACCAGTATCTTGTCAGGCGTATCGTCAGTCGCGTTAGCTGATACATATGACCAAGCGACGATCTGATTTGACGGATCGACAGCACAGGACATCTTGTCAGTGTGCGCGTCGTCAAAGTCTTTCAAGAAAAACTCGTTGACCTTCTCTGCACCAATAGGCTGGCTCTGCTTTCCATCGAAGGCAAAGAAGCCATCCTGTGCGAGATAGAATGTAAGCCCGCCAACCCGTGCCACACTGTTAGGGAACGAACAGCCACGCGATGTTTCTACCATGTTGATCTGATAGATCAGCGGTGCGCCTACATAGTAAGCAACGGCGATGCCCCGCTCCATCAGGATCGTGGCTTGCTCACCGCCTGTCAGCCCTGTGATAGCGCCTGCGTCACCGCCAAATACATCTTGGAAGTCAGCTTGATTGGTGCCAACAGTCCACGATGTTTCATCATTGATGGCCGACCAGCGCACCCTGAACGGCACCCTGCCAGACCCTTCGTCAATATTGGCAGTCCATACCTGATCGCGGACGACAGCGATAAAATCTGCTTTTGGCGGTGAGCCAGCAAGATTGCTAAACGCACTGTCACTGCCAAGCGCAAACTTTTGCAGTTCTTCGCCAGTGCCGCCAGCCGCAACAACGGTTGATCCGAATTGCACGAACCGCCACCGCTCTGCTCCCGCAAGATCATAGGCCGGTGAGCCTGACTTGCTGGCATCCACAAGATTGCTGTTGGACTGGTCAAACTTGTATAATTTGCCCGCATCGCCTGCAAATAAAGACACATTCGCCGCTGTGTCCTTTGCTGCAAAGATGCCACGAATCCGGTCAGTAGCAGCATTGCTAAAACTCACAAACGACGGGAAGCTGCGGTAGCCTTGTGCCGCTGGCACCACGTTAGTAGCCGTGGTAACGCCGGGATTATTGAGTGGTGGCTGATCTGGCAGCCATTCGCCGTATTTTATCATTGCGTCAGCCAATCCCTAGTATTGTCAGTGACCGTGGCCCACACCTCTGTACCGGCGCTTTGAACAGTCCACGTTTCGCCTTCGTCGGGGATAACTGTCCAATCCTCGCCCGGTATCTTGCCAATGGCCGTAGCCGTGACTGTCGGCGCTGCTGTTGCAGTCATCACAAACACTGCCTGTGATCCGCTAGAAGCGGTGACAGCCGCGCTTGCAGCGGCAGACGTTGAAAGCACTGCCAGACAACTGGCCGACCCTGTGACCGCCGCAGAAGCGTTTGCAGACACACCCCTGATCCGATTGGCCGCGCCCGTCGCACTGACAGCCAATGAAGCACTGGCATCCATCCTTGCAATGAAGGCAGCGATGGCCGCAATAGTGACGGCACCAGTAACACTCGCGCTCACCCCGCGAACACGGCTGAACGCATTTGATGCAGTTACAGCAACATTTGCCGCCGCGCTCATGCCTCTGATACGGTCAGCCGCGTTTGTGGCTGTTACAGAAGCCGTGGCTGTGGCCGTATCAAACTGCACTCGTTGTGCGACAGCCGCCTCAGTTACAGCGATGCTTGCAGCAGCACTATCATGCTGTACTCGCTGTGCCACCGCTGCACTCGTCACAGCAACGGATGCTGATGCAGCAAATGAGATACTAAACTGTATCGACGCCTGCACCGTGACTGCGCCTGTGACTGACGCAGCTACAGAGAAGAAATCAAACGACAGACTGTCCACGTTGCCAAAACTGTCCAAAGCATCAAAGTTAGCTATGATGCTGTCTAGTTCTTCAAGTGTAGGCTCCTTCGTAAAGTCAGCACGCAGCAGATCAGCGTCACTGTCGAATGATCCTACAAACGCATCAATGGTGCCTGTAAGCTGGTCAAGGTTTGGCTTGGTGATAGGCATGATTATGCCGCTGTGATGTCTAAGTCACCCGTTGCTATTTTCAGCACATCACCAGATGCAATCGTCTTGGCCGCAGTAAATGCACCATGCACAAGCTGATTACCAGATGATGAAGCATCATAGAGCGCCCAATGAGACACACTGCCCCAACTGCCAGTAGCGGCAGCAAATTCAATCGCCGCATCATTTGACATGGTTCCGCTAGATGCTGCGCCAAATGACACAGCCACACGGCTATAGTTATTGCCCGTCAGTTCCGTGCCGCTGTTATCATCGCCAAGTGAACCGGTAGACAGGCCAAGATACACAGCGCTAGGTGCTGTAAAGGTGGCGTTTGCGCCTATGGCATCCAGCACCTTGTTTTCGGCGTAGTCAGAAAGTGCAGACATCTTTTTCTCCTATGATGCTACAGAGTTTTGCCGCTGGTAGATGCTCGTCATGTGGAGCGTTCCAGTGCCATAGTGGGCGCGTTGCTCGTCTTTCTTGATTTCGTCAATCGCACGCCCAAACTTTGTGTCGTAAAGCTGTGCGCGTGTGTCATCCATCAAGTAGACATACGCCTCTGCCAACGCCCCGCTAAGATAAGCGTCGGGGTGCCGGGAAAGGATGTTATTGGTTGTGTTCGTGTCGCTAAGAGCAACAAGACTGCCGATATAGATAATCTCTGCGGTGTAAGTAGAATCTGGTATCGGGCGAAACTTTATCTCATCGCCAACAATGCTGTAGGCAAGCGGCTTGCCGCCTGCGCCACTAAACTGGCTGTCCAGTGCTGTTGGTGAACGATATTCCAATACAGTGTTTGGGCTGGTGTTAAGCTTTACCTCACGCACCTCACGCAGATCAGTTGGCAGCGCCACAAACTCGTCGTTTGCCGTCAGCGTTGCCGTGGCACGCTTCTCCTGGCTTCTCGTCTCCAACTCGCGGGACATGCGCGCCTCTGCAAGCTGAATAAAGTCTGGTATCTGCGTTGTCAGGTCTGTGCGTGCGAGAAAGTTGGCTACAGCCGTTTTCAACTCACTGTATGTGCTGATGCTCATAAGCTGCCACCACCGGTCCTAAAATAACGATTGTCGTAGTCGTTCAACCACTTCTTCCAAGCAGTCGGGTTGTCACGGGGCGCGCCATACTTTTCGACGAGTTGCAAATAAACGACGTTGGGTATTTCAGCAACTTGCTGCCAATGGCGCTGTGTGTTGCCAATCATGCTGCCGCGCTGCCACTCGTTTGCCTTCTTCTTGTTCTCATCAAGAAGCGGATCGACATGCTGCGTTTCCTCAATGATGTAGTCGCCATCATTGTCGTGCATCCAAACTTCTTTGCCAGAAGTCTCGTCCTTCTTAATCAGGCGCTTTGACATAAATCCTCCAATAAAAAAGGGCAGCCGAAGCTGCCCCTTTCCGTGTTGTGTTGTTGGCTGTTAGCTGCCGTTCAGTCCGATAACTGCGCCATGCGCTTTGGGCGCTTTCACTTTCAATGCCCATTCAGTCACGATCTGTGACTTTTCAGCATCACCAGTGTTGGCAATGTCATTTTCCGCAAAGTTGCGTCCGCTCAGTGTTGAGAGGCACACAAAGTTTGGATCAATGACAAACAGCTTGTCGTTGCTCATAAAGCGGCTTGGCGTAATGTCCAGCGTACCGAAATCGGTAAGATAGACTGCCGTTGAACCAACAAATGTTGGTGCCTTGCCTTCGGTCATGTTGACCTGATTGGTGACAAGGTTGGTGCCACTCTGCGTCAGATCACTGATGTTGGCGCGATTGGTAGCAGAACATACGAGCATGGAAGGGGAACCCCCATCTTGCCATGCTGCTGTTACTGCTGTGTCAATCTTTGCCAGTGTCAGTGCTGCGGCAGTACCAGTAACATCTGCTGCGTCTGAACCATCACCGGTTGCAAACGCCATGTCAGATGGCGCACTACCGTTTGTGATCCAAGTCAGCAGTGATGCAGACTTGCGTGGCTCTGAAGCTGACCGTGCTACGTTTGTGTCACCGATCATCTTTTCGATGTCACGACGAAGCTCAAGTCCCTTCAAAACGCGCTGGTAGGCTACTTCACGGTCACGCCCAGCTTTGTCTACAGCATCCAAGGTGTTGGATACGATGTAGCCCTTCTGGCTGATCTGGTGGTAGTTGCCCATGCGGACTGTAGCAGTAACACCACTGTCCGACATATCAGCACCTTCACTGACATGGTTGTCAGTTGCAGCACTTGCAAGTTCCTGTACTTGCCATTCAGTAAAGATGCCGTTGGAAGTTTCCTTCTCAACAGAGGAAAAAATAGGTGTCTCATCACTATCTACTTTGTAGATAATGTCCGCCAGCGTTTCACGCTCACCTACAGCGGTTGCAGTTGTGGCTGTTGCCATAATGTAACCTCATTGGTTTTGTGTTTTCAGAAGATAGTCCACAGCATTTGCGATGCTTGGTGCTTGATTAAATTGCTCCCGTTGCTTTCTACGGGTGCTGGCCTGAACTTCTTTCTTGCTGCGAGGAGCGCCGGACTTTGCCATTTTTGGTGCCTTACGCACCTTCTTCTTAGCAGTGCTAGCCTGATCGTTGATCTTGCTAAACTGCCATGAATCATACAGTGCTTTGATGGCACGATGATCTGATGCCGCGTCTATTTCCTCTTGAGTGTAGCCATATTCACGTTTGGCAAACTCAATCAGTTCTTGGCGTTCCGATTGACGTACATTGTCGTCACGCCATTGCGGTATCTTGTCAAACATCAGGTCCGCTTGCTGCGACAAGTGATGACGCATCATATCGTGTTGCTCGGCCTGCTGTTCTTTGGCAATGCGCTGGTTCTCAGAAACAATCTCACGTTTGCGTTCCTGCAATCGCTGATGATCTGTGTACCTTCTGGCATATTCCTCTGCGGGCAATTCTAGTCTCAGAGTGTCCCAATCTGGTTCAGCGTTGTTCTGACCAAGGTATTGCAACACCTGTTGAAGTCCCTGCTGGTATGCGTCACGCTGTTGCGTTGCTTGCATCCGCTCTGCCTCTAAGGCTTTGCGGTCTTCAGCATTTTTCTGCATACCTTTTGTAAAAGCCGCCTGACGTTGATAGCCCTTGGCCGCTTCCTCAAGCGTCACCTCATAGGTTTCACCGTCAACTGTGACAGAAACCAAATCAGGTTGCTCTTGGTCGTCGTCCTCTGCTTCATCTTCGTCAGTGACATCATCATCTTCAGCTTCATCAACCTCGGCTTCTTCAGCCTCAGTTTCTTCCACCTCATCTGATTGTGGAACCTCATCCTCATCGAATAAGGCTTCCTGCTGCGCTTCTTCTGTTACCGTTTCCGCTTCGGGCGGGGGCGTTGAGAGAAGGCTAGTTGCGTCCGCGATGGACAGGTTGCTGGTTCCGTCAGGATTGTCAGCCATAAATCACCTATGTTTTTGCGTTGTCTAAGTTGGCCTGTGCGACCTTCCCACCTTCAATGACGGTGTGGAGTTGCCCTTTCAGTGCTTGGAGAGCCGACAGTAAGTGATAGATGCGTTCGCGGTTCTCGGTGTCTGCCACCGAAGTATTGCGCCACGCCTCTATGAAATTTGCTTCAAGATTGTCAAAAGCTTCTACAAGGGTCGGGTCGCGTAGTAGCGCCTCTGCCTTGGCTGCACGCTCTACGTCGTGCCTCAGTTTTCCCTCACGCATTACAGCAGCTTGGTAAACCCGGTTGTGTCCATCGGGTTACGATAGAACGATGGCCGGTAAGCGAATGACTGCGTGAAAGCACGGTTCGCATCATCAAAGTTGAAACCGCTTGGAAGGTTTGCAGGCGCATCATCAAGACCTGTGCGACGGTAAAACATATCGCCAGACGTGGTGGAGGAACCGCCGCCTGTGCCATTATCGGCTTGCAACTCGCGTTTTGTCTTTCGACGGCACGCCTGCAAATCTTCGTCAAAAATGAAACCATCTGGGCATTTTTTGTCATCCGTTGACTCGGCCGCCTCGCGCCTTCTGTTCATTTCTTCTATGTCAGACTGGTATTCATATGAGTTGTCGTAATTACCATAGCCCGGTCCCGGCGCGATTATATCTCTGAACGGATGGTCTGGGCCGGGATCAAACCTGTTGCCCCCGTACACCACGCCGCCAAATGCGTTGGTGCTAAGTTCGCCCATAATTTTGCCCTTGCTGTCAAAAACAGGCTGACCAAGTCCAAGGCGCAAGTCCTCTTGCGGAGTATTCAAACCTGTAATTGCTGAAAGTATGTTCCCAAGGGGATTAGAGGAGTTCATGTATTCCATGACCGCCGGAGCATTTGATCCATATCTAGCAAGATAAGCGCCCGGTCCGCTGGCAAGTTGTCCCGGCGTGAAGCCCATCTCTGGGGTGCCGACCATCATAGAACGGCTTTGCGAAGCCTGCCGCGCAAGCTGATCCGCATCAGCTCCGACAATGCCAGATTTCGCCAGTTCTCCC